CATGTTCTAGTCCTTCTGGGAACCTACTATCGTGCATAATAGAATCCTCTAATATTAAGTCAGCCGGTACATGTCCACCATTAGATTCAATGAGATACTTAACTAATTTAGTTAAGTGGTCAATTCTGGCTAAAGCTAAAGCTAGTTCTGATTCTAGCTTTCCCATATGAGAAGACTGTTCAGCTTTCTCATATATTAATTTATAAATAGTTATATCACGCTGTTCTAACTTAATATCTTTCTCGTTAAGAACTTGTTGTAGATATGTTATTCGTGTGGCATCGCTTTGTGCGCCTACCAGCTGTGATGCATCTGTCTTTACGGAGCTATACACCTGACTCAGTGTTTTCACTGCAATTGGTGCAATTACTGCAATTAGCGCTAAAACTGTTAATACTTCGCCACCTACACCTATTGTATTTAGATCAAATATCATCGCCTAGCTCCACTCTAAAGTAACTAACAGCCACTAGTATGCACATAATCCATACTAATATTTTCATAGATACTTCATACCAGGTGGACGCTTGAATAATTAATGCAAAAGCAGCCCAATGTGCGGTAAGTGAGGCCATATTAAATTTAGTGAGCCATTTAGGTCTGCATCTAAATGCTAAGATTGGTATATGTCCTAATAAGATTAAGTTTAACCAATCTTGTAAAAATTCCCAATCGATTGGGTGTAATATAGTAATTGCGTGTGTTTTGTCTACGTACTCAACTAACATTAAAAGTACTATCCATCCTATAGTTATTGCTAACGATAGTTGAAGCACACCCCTAACATAAATTATCGAGACAAACCTCTCTAGGGGGTTTCTCATATTGAATCCTTATATTAGTATATTCCCTTACTAAAATCTTATAATAATTTTATGCATGTCCATGATTTTGTACTATTATAACATATAGGGTCGAAATGGTCAAGACAAAAAAATTCCTGCTCTAAAGCAGGAATTTTTCTTTTATTAAATGTATTAAGGATTTATACGATAAGTTTTAGGAGTAAAACTAGTAGTACCAGTATATTTAGCTACACCTTTAGTTACGATTAGTTCGTCAAGGTACCCACCAAAAGGATTAGTATACCCACTAGTACTAGATCCACGTACGCCTACAGTAACGGGGGCTACAATACTACCTATAGGATTTTTACAAGTAGAGGTACCTATATATACACCATCTATATAATAAGTTAAAGTTGTTGAAGCAGTTTTAACTACAGCTAAATGGAACCAAGTATTTGCTGAAATAGTTATAGCTGGTGAAGATGTACTAGTCTGTGATGCACCAGTACCTGAACCAACTAATACTTTATATATACCACTACCACTATCATATATTGATACATACCATATCATACTAAATGTAGCGGAGGGGTCCCATGACCCTATAATATTTTGAGGAGTACCAAAAGCAGGTAAAGAATCAAAGTTTATATATGCTTCTATAGTAAATAAATTACTACCGAAGTCAAAATCAATATTACTATTAGTAACTTCTAAATATGAAGTATTAGTGCCTGGAAAGTGTAATGATGCAGTACCTGTTTTAAACTGTGTCGCACTATTCATAGCGGAATCAAAAGCTGTTATTGTTTTTGGTACAATACTACTATCAGTAACAGTAGAAGATGAGTCTGTACCATCTCCATGTAGTACTAAAGATGTAAACTGATAGTTACTATCTACAGCATTAGGAAACGGAGTAGTAGACGGTGTAAAAGCGGAACCGTATATTCCTATACCATTCATTATTCTTAATTCTGCTAAATAAGCCCCGAGCGGGTTACTTAGGGAAGTATTAATTCCCGTTACACCAATAATAGCTATCTGAGTAGAGGCAACTAAGTTAGCTACTGCTATACCAGTACCTACTGGAGCACCATCAAGATAAAAATATGCACTAGTTCCAGATTTAACTACTGCTATATGGTACCATGTACCTGTAGAAATAGTTAAAGTATTAGATAGTGCTACTACCTGAGAACTACTATCACCTGTTGCAAGTTCTAATTTATAATTACCAGCATCATTATATAAAGCAAATAACCAACTTTTAGTTCCAGTAATATACCATCTAGCTACAATTGTAGACCAATCATTAGTAGCGGGAAGTGTTGTAAAGTTTATAAACGTCTCTATAGTAAAATCATTGCTTCCAAAAGTTAGATCTGTAGTAGCTGGTATATATATATTTGAATTAGTAGCATTAGTAAGTTTTATAGAAGTGCCTTTAAATTTACTAGTAGTAGAACTATGGGCGGCAGTGCCATGACCAGTTAAGGTTTTTGTATTATAACTATCGTCTATAAAATTGCCAGTACCTGCTGTACCATTACCGTGGACTAATAAAGCTAAATTAGAAGGTATAGAACAAAAATTACCTATAGGGAACTCAACACTGTTAGTAGAAAAATTACTTGAATATCTAGCAATCCCTTTTGTTACTCTTAGATCATCAATATACCCTTTAAATGGGTAAGACCCATCAGATGCTACTCCAATATACGTTGCATAAGTGCTGCAATCAAATAGAGTGGATGCAGTGGTACTAACACTAGTTACATCAGTACCATTAAAATAAATAGCAGCAGCTGTACTAGTTTTAACTACTGCTATATGATACCATGTACTGGCTGATAGAGACACACTAGTAGAATAGGCTTGTACCATATTTGTATCAGACCCATCTGGTGATGTTTCAAATACTATTGTATAAGTAGGCCCAGTAGTAGCATTAATATATAGTGACCATGACCTGGTACTAGAAGTACCATAGTTATTTATAATCTTATACTGCGTTAAGCTTGGTAAAGGGGATAAGTATACCCAAGCTTCAACAGTAAATGGATCACTACCAAAACTTAATTCTGATGTAGCATTAACTGTTAAATAGTCAGTAGAAGTACCACTAAAACTTAAACTATAGCTTCCAAATTTAGATTGAGATACGCCATTTACTACTGTACCAGCATTAACTATAGTTTTAACGGGAGTACTACGATCAATTATTGTAGTACCATTAGCTGTACCTTTACCGTTTAGTAATAGTGATACATATCTATAGTATACATCAGAATAGCTAGTTACTGTATTTATATTTGTCAGAACTATAGCAACCGCAGCAACGGCAGCAGCTATTAAACATATACCTACAGCAAACATTATGCGTACCCCTTTTGAAAGTTACACAACATAATATCATCAGTGGCATCATAGTAACAACTCATAAAATCAATAGCGTTAGCACCTGTAGATAATACAGGTGCCGTACCTCCCGGGAATTTAAACTTTGAACCAAAGGTTAAGGTTCTACCGCCTGTTGCGTCTTGTTTAATTTTTATATTATAAACAGTACCATCTGTAACAACTGTAGGATTACTAAAAGTAGTATTAGCACTAAGAACTACAGTACAGTTATTAGACGCTACTGAAGTCAATGTAATAGTAGATGCCGTACCTAGAGAAATGGGGGTGACAGTTTGAACATTAGTAAATACATTAGCACTAGTAGTATAGGCTAATCCTGTTGGTAGGGCATTACTACCCCCATATACCCCATTAGGTCCACCTCTATGGTCCTCATAATTACTTATACCAGTAGTAATTGTTTCAACTATATAAGTATGATAATAATTGGTTGTATCTAACCAATTAGTATTAGTCTCTGACCAAGATACTATACCAGTAGCCTTATCAACTACTATATAAGTATTTACATTAGGATTTAGGGTGATAACAAAACTATTATGTACTGTACCACCCCATCTACCCCCTTGAACGCCCCATTCGAATACAGTAGTTGTAATCGCAATATTTCTAGCGTACGTGGCGACGGGACTAACTTGATCAAAGTTTTCGTTTACTCTTACATCAGCATTAGCAGATGCAACTATTTGTTGTATTTCTGTAGCTAAATCAGCCATTTATTATAATTCCTTAAAAAGTACCGCGACCAACGGTATCCGATATTTGATATACAACAGCGTAGTCAACACCGCCTGGAGCTCCATCTGCAGTTTGTTCTGCTGCTGAATATGCTACAGTATTTGTAGTTACAGTTTTAGTTCTAATTACTGTTGTACCTACTAGGAAATCTACCTCATATTTTTCTAATACTTCGCCTAAAGGTACTGAACCACTTAGCCAGTTTTCTTGTACTCTAGTACGTCTACTCCAAGTCATATAAAAATCATTAGTACCTTCAGTATAATAGTATCTCAAGTATACTGGTTTAAGTGGTCTAGATCCATTGCCTCTATATACAATAGATTTGGGAGATACATTATCTACACTTTGTCCAATTGCTAAAGCTTTATAGTATTTTGTTAAACCAACTTCAGATGTCGAAACAGCTTGTGCTACTATAGTAGTATCTAGTAGTATGAAATCTTCCCCTACTATATGAGTATATGGAATATCTTCGGTACCAAATCTAGTTCTTAAAAATCCAGTTAATCTATATATTCCGTCTGATACTAAATCAGCATTCATAAATCTTAACAATTCATTACCTACTTTAGCTAAATTAGATGTTGTACTACTTAAGAAAGTATCATGATTTAATGAACTAAGGCTACCAGGACCTACATTTACTATGATATACCCACAATGATTAATCATATTATAAGTAGAAGCAGTAAGAGGTGAATTAATATCAGAGGACATTTCTGTAACCATTCCTGAAACTCCAGGATTAGTTAATCCTGCTGATTTAGTATAATTTACACCTTCTGGACTATCAAATACTACACCGCCATGCCATGTATCTGACATAGAAGTTCTGGCAACAAATGTAACATTAGAGAAGTTAAATTTATCTGATATAGTTGGTATATCTAGTACATTTAGTAAGATAGGATCGGTAATTCTAAGAGTTGATTGGCCACCCGGAGTATTAGAAGTTACACTATTATTATCTAAATAACTACTATCTGCTCTTGCCTGTAGAGTTTCAAAAGTAATAATATTATTCTCATAGCGTTTTTTAACTACTTTTAAAGAATACATTTCAGTATCTTTATCTGTTACAAATATTACGTCTCCAGGTTCAATCTCGCTATACTTATCTCCTACAGAAATTGCTGCTGAAAGAGTTTTAAATGAGCTAATGGCCATTAGTGTATCAACTACATATTTGGCATCTTGTGTCTGAAGTCCTACAGGTACTTGTACAGTATTAGTACTAATTTGACTTCCTAATAATTTATCACTGTATTGGGTATCCGTTAAATAATCGTTAAGTACATCTATGTACGTCATTGCAGTTTGTGTAGCGGTTTCCAATCTACTAGTTCTTACTAAAGGGAATGGATCTTTAACAGTAGTAGAGTTAGCAAAACCTAAATCTAAATATGGTATAGTAGTAGATGCTGTGTTTGGTATATTTCTAAAATATAGTTTATCACTTAATACACAATCTAGAAAGTATACTGACATAAGGCTATCTATCACGGCTCTAGCACTTGTTACTTGTGTAATTGCTAAAGAGTAGAACGGAGTTCCTGTTTCTCCTAAACCTATTCCACTAGTATCAAACTGATTAGTACGTAATCCAGATCTAATGCATAAGTCGGATATAACACCAGCCACATCGTTAGCTAAAAAACTATGTGTGATAAATGATTTACCTAATGGTGAGGTAAAGTAGCCTGGAGTCATGTCATGTAGTTCATCTCTCCATAAATCTTCTGGTAAAACATTTGTTGCATATATTACTGAAGTTGTAATACTACTATTACCTACAGTAATATTATCAAAATGTGTAGTGAGATTAACAGGAAAAGGTAATGAAAAATAACCTACTCGTTTACCTAGATAGTATACAGAAACCATTCCGGAAAGAGCATCATACTGTACCTTAGCATGTATCCAAATATATTTAATATTGATAGGATATACACCACCAGGATTATTATCACCTAAACCAATTTGTACTCGTTTAGTTGCATTTAATACTGACCCAATATCTACGAATATTAGATGCGGAGAAGCTGCTAAATCTACAGATACCTTAGGGTAGTCTCCAAAAGACGAGGGGCCTGTCATAGTAAATAAATTACCACTAGCTAAAAAATCTACGTCTGTACGAAATACTATTTCTACTTTCCAGCATTCATTTAGTAATATGGGCTCCATATTAGCGGATGTATTACCTTTTAGACTATAATGTGAAGTATCTTGTCCAAAATAACTACCAACTACTCTACTTGCCCCCGGAGATTTTCCAAAGTCCGGGCCTACGTCAGTCACAAAGTAATTTTGAGAAGTGTCAGTAAACTGGTCAAACTTACATAGTGTACCTGTTACCATATTGACCGTATCAATTGTACCATTATCAGAAAATACTTCAAAGGTAAGGTTTGGTAACATTCCAGAAGCACCCAGATGGTAATTCTGAATAAACACGTACCCACGGCCACGATAAGCCGGTGCATTGCCAGCACCTACTGCAGCCTCGTAGGTAGGGTCAGGTAGTTGTGTAGGTCCACCCTTATAAACTGTACATCTATCCCAATGATCATTAGCAGCTATAGACTGTATAACCATACGAAGCATTCTACCCCATATACTATTATCTATAAAAGGCCCTGTCAGTATACCTAGTATACCAGCAGTAGTTAGGGTATTATATACTAACTTTCCATTAAGCCATATTCTAGGTACCGATGTTATAGGGTTATCTGTTAACAGTATTAATAGATCCATATCATACGTATAATCTGTATACGTAGAACCACCACCACCACCCTTACCACCACCAGAACTATGTTCATGAGCTATTTGTCGCTTAGAACTAGCCCATATTACTTTAGCCGGTACACGTGCTCTTCCATATACACGCGGTATAACTTCACCATAGGAACTTGTACCAAAAGTTAAGTCTGATATTTTTGGACCTTCGGTACGAATAGTGGGTTCAAAAGTTCCGCCAATAGCAGAACCAATAACCCAACCAACTGAAGCTAACCCGAAGGGGGCCCCTATCGCCGCCCCTACAAGCCCTAAAGCTACTCTAGCCATATTACTAGTCCTTTATTAAAGAGAACGCTGCTACAAAATCCATAGCGGATGATAATAGTAAGCGTGTCTCTACTACTCTATTTTCGGCGCCTCCGCCAGCAGCATGGATTATAGATAATCCTCCATGCCTGTAATTGCCTATAATACCAACATGTTGAGGATCTCGAGAGAAACGAAGCATTATTACATCGCCAGGTTGCATTTCCTCATATGTAATGCGTCTCATTACTGTTTCAGCAATGCCCATCAAAGACCTACCATCTGGTACTTTTGCGTAACCACGTACATCAAAGTCTTTGTCAAATAATCCGAACTTTTTTCCAACACCTAATACTAAACCTACGCAATCTACTCCAACACCTTTAATACGTGCTTGATGATGAAAGGGGGTATCAATCCAAGTTCTAGCTTCTTCTACTATTTGTTCTCTTAGTGTCATATTAAGGGGCTCGAGGTCATTGTATCGGCTCCAGGTAAGTGGGGTTCACCTTGGAAATTTAATACATTATTAAATTTAGCTTTACAGTCTTCTGTTAAACGTTTTCTACAACCTACTACTATAGTTAAAGTATCACCAATAGCTATATTAGCTACTGTAGGTATATTTAATTGTATAATAACATTACTACCAACTGATTCACTAGATGATTTTACTTTATAAGTACTTCCGGCATTAGCAGACCCAGCACCCCAGGTTACTAATCCTTCAGTATACCAATCAAGAGCTCCAGGTAATTCAGCAGTAAATGTAGTTCGTATGGATGTACTTGTTCCTATAACCGTAGTAGTATAAGTATATGGTACTAGATTAACTGTACACGCTGAATCACCTAATCTAGCTCTACAAGTTCTACTAGTTACCGCACCTATAGACTGTTGTAGAAATTGCTGTAACCCACGTAATTCAGCAGTAACATATCCATCATGAATAGTTATATTGCCAACTATACCTACCATAATAGTATCTAAACCATCAGCTGGACTTTCCCAATTATATCTACTAAGAGTAAATTCAGCACCTTCCCACACATAGCTTAATATATCATTCTTTTCAAAATAATACCCATCATCTATTGTACTTAACTCTAAATTATCTACAGATAGTCCTACGGCTAATTCAATACTTGTTACATCTAATCCGTTGAAAGAATTATACGTATGAGATCCATCTGTAAAACTAACGTCTGCTGAAGTAACTGCAAGTACGAAATTATCTTTTCGTACTATTTTTAATGCAAAAGCAAGGGTAGTATTACCAGTTTGTATATGTGTTAATAAATTATAAGGTAAACTCTTCATACTCGTATCTCTAATATAGGTATCTGACCCCAGTCAAATACATCAGGATGTGTTAAAACAGCAGGCATATGATCTGTATCAAAACGTGCAGGTACATCAAATTCACAAGCTACAGTTATACCTGTAATACCTGCTATAGCTGTACCAAATACTATTTCTCCAGTCGTGTAGTCCATTCCGAACTCTCCAGTTCCTGGGCCTTCTAATATAGGTACAGTACCTTCAAATAAGACACTAACGGTACCTTGAACCGGTTTACTAATAGTTCTTAACTCTGAGAAACCCGTGGCTACTTCATATTTCTTGAAAAGTTGATAAGTATCGGCAAAGTTTGGCGATAACGCTAAGACAGAGTCGGCATGTTTTAAATGATAATCACTCCAGTCTTTAAACCTAAACCCATGAAACCTACCCCCTACAGATCTGAAGAATTTTACTAATTCGTCATACTGAGCTTTGGTTTTTACTGAGTGTGTACAATCACCCTTTGATAAGGCTTTTACACGTACTCTATTTCTATACTCATACCCCGCGGGGTTAGTTGCAATCACGGTTACAAACTCCGGACCAAAACTAACCCCTATGGAAATATTATCAGGGAATCGTGGTGATTCTAAAAACATATTACTTATCCATTTCTAGCTAAAGCTGATTTAGCCCCGCGTGCAGCGGCAGCGGCAATCTGCATCTGTGTTCTTGAATCAGTAGGGCCACTAATTGTAAAGTTATTGTGGACTGTTACTGATTTATCTACTTGTTGTGGCTGTGCTGGGGCGTTATGGTTTACAACACCTAAACTACCATTAGCACCACGTTTTAGTGGCATAATAGCTTCTGGTCCTGCTTCTCCCATCATACCAGTACCTTTAGCAAACTTGAATAAGGTTGGGTGATCTACTACTTGATTAGTAAATGCTCCGCCCTTAGCAAAAGCCTGTATACCATTATCATAAGCAGCTCCAGTTGCATGAGTAATACCACCCATAATAGCATTAGCAATACCACCGCCACCCGTATCGAAGACACCCATCGCGCCAACTCCGCCACCGCCACCAAATAGAGATCCTACTGCTTGTCCAATAAAACCACCACCAGAACCAGTACCATTATCCCCAAACATTGAGGTAGCATTAATACCCATAGATTTACTTAAACTCTTACCTAGATCCATAGCTTGGATCTTGATTTCAGCCCAAGCCAAATCTTCAATCATCTTAGTAATCATTGACGTGAAGTCATATTTACCAGTTTCAGTAGCTGTTCTTAAAGCATCAGTAAGTGTTCCAGCCATATTGTTAACACCGTCTTCAAAAACTTTCATGGCAGCTGTTTGTTTAGTGGTAGCAGCAATATCTTGATACCTAGCAGCGGTAACACTATTTATATCTGCTTTAGCAGCTTTATAAGAAGCGTTCTCATTTGCTAACTCAGTTTCAGCTAACTTACGAGCTTCAGCCCCTTTAGTAGAAGCTTCTGATATAGCTCTATTTAATCCTACCAATCTATCATTATGCGCAGCGTCAAGCTCTGCTAATTGTTTAGTAGTTTCTAGATCTACTTGTTTAAGTTTAAGAGTAGCTGAAGTAGTGTTATACTCGTCTTCCGATAAACGTCCACGACTATTTTCATACTCTAATGCTACCTGTTCAGCACTATTCATATCTATCTGTCTGCTCAATCTTTGAGATTCAAGTATATTTATTTGAACTCTACCAGCAATAGTCTGTTTATCTGAGGAGGCTGCTATAGCTGCTTCTAGCTCTCTAGATTGTATACGTTTTTTAGCTTGTGCTTCTTCATCGAAGTTTTTGCTAGTTTTTGCTTCGTCTTCTTCGGCAGTTTTCTTGGCACCTAAACCTTCCGCTTTTAGCTTTTCATTAGGTGCTAATTCTGCTACTTTGGCGCCTGTAGCTGCAATTTTTCTAGCCTCTAAGGTAGCTAAACTTTTATTTACTTTTTCCTCTTGGTCCGTAATAGTTGTTAGTAGCTTATCACGCATAGATAGGTCAGCCTGTAAGTACTCTTTAGATTCTAGTAAAGTGTCTTTCTGCGCTTTTAGACTCTCTAAGGTTTGTCCACTCTTTTTCTTTTCATCCGTGAATACTTGTTCAGATACACCTATTGCAGTATTGATTTTAGATTGTTGGATTTGTGATGATAAAGCAGCTAATTGAGTACGCATACCTATCTCTCTTTGAAGCATATTTGCTACTTCAGGAGTTCTTTCAACAGCCCCAGACTTAATATCAGCACTTAGGTTTTTAGATTTGTTAGCTGCTATTTGCTTATCTAAAGCTTCAATTTTAGGGGTAACTGTTTTTGCTAATAAAGTATCACCGGACTCTAAATACCCCTTACGTTCGGTTTCTAGGCTAGTTTTTTCATACTGTAGTCTTAGAGCTTCGTTAGATTTAATTAGATCATACGTAGATGTAATCTGTTTCATTTGAATACCAATGGCCTGTTGCTCTAGCTTACCACCCATTTCTATAGTACCTTTAGTACTGGGCAGTTTACTTAGCAAGGTCTTTTGTACATCAATTGAACCTTTAGCCATTGCAGCAGCCAGCGGTTGCTCAATAAGCGTAAACCCAGCTACTACTGATTTAGTTAAACCACTTACAAGGTTATCTTGGACAGATTTAAGTCTTGCATTTGCAGAATCTAATCTAACATTAGCGTTAGCCAGTGCCTGCTCACCTTCTACTTTTAACTTAATAAGTGTTTCTTTACTTTCGCTGGAAATACCTTTGGTATTTAGTAACTTATTAAATGTATCTATTTGTGAGGGTGCTTGTGCCAGTATAGCTTGTGAGTTTTGTATTTCTTCGTTTATTGATTTAATTTGTGTAGAAGCGTTAAGCATTGCTAACTGAGCTTCGGGGGGAAACATTTTAATCTTAGCGCTATCTTTTAAAGTATCATTTAGTAACGCTATAGCTAATTGTGGTTCTTTAAAAGCATCTTTAAGTTTAAAGGATTGTGCAGCTAAACTAGCTCCGAATTTAGCCATAGGGTCATTATTAACTAAAGTATTAGATAGGGTTTGATAGTCAGTTCCTAACTGTTTGAACCCGTCTTTAATATCAATTAATGGATTTCTTAAATCTACTTGTTTTTTCTTAATATCTTGAATTAAAGTATCCGCTGCTTTATTAGAAGAAGCTAACATTTCATTTTGTGTACCATTAACTGCGTCTTTAACAGTAGTAGCGGTTACTTCATTAATACCGTATAGTTCTTTAAATTTACTTTCAAATTCTTTTTTCATGGTTGGGTCGGTAATAGTACTTAAACTAGCAGCTACTGCATCACCCATACCAGTTGCAAACTTAGATTTTAAATCTTTACCAAAAACACCCATAATACCATCTATAAATTTATCAAATCCGGATGCTTTACTATCTGCAGCTTCTAAACTAGATACAAGAGTACTAACGCTATCTGCAAGATTTTCGATAGCGTTACCTTTAGCCTCTATAGACATAGAAGATAAAGTATCACCATATAGTTTAAATACATTGGAAGCTAGCGTAGCTCCAGCTGTTGCATCGTCTAATGATTTATTAAAGGCTTCCTGTTCTTTTGAGTTCTTGGACATGGTCATGCTAAGAATTTCATATGCCGCAATAGCAATACCTATATAAGGCATAAAAGCACTAAAGGCTGTAGCTGCGGCGGAACCTAAAATTCTAAAGGTACCACCGACGTAGGCGTTAGCTTTACCAAGTACACCTAATTTAGTTGTAATTCTTGGTAATTCATTACCAAGTTCATCAAAAGATTTAGCACCTTTTTGTATATCGTCATGAAGGTTACTAAATGCAGCACCTACACCCATATTCTGAGTATTAGTACCAACATTAGACATAATAGCATTATGTGCTGCGTCACGTTGTGCTCTATCAGCAATTTTCTTTCTTTGCCAAGCTTCTGAATAACGATCTGGTTCCATAGCAGCTCGATTCTCTGCAGTATCATTAATAGCATTAGCTGCTTTTTGTTCGGTAGAAGCAATTTTATTAAGTAAAGAAGCCTGTTTAAGTTGTCCTAGTTTAATTTCTTGCTTAGCAATATCTGCATCCATTGCAGCTAAGTGAGCAGTATCTGTAGCTTCAATAGTTAAACGTTGTGTTTTTAGTTTACCAAGCATAGTATCAGCACCTTTAACTTGTGCATCAATAGCTGGTTGAGCCTTAGCAGCATCATATGAGCCACTCATAGCATCTTTTAATAATTTCGACTTACTAGAAAGGGCGTTGCCAAGCGCAGTCTGAACTCCTGAAATAGCTTCATTAGCTGCTGTAGTATGTCCCTGAGCTGCTTTACCGCCAATTTCTAATTTTCTACTAATATCAAAAGCTTCAAAGTTATCATGTATCTTCTTAGCTGCAACTGCAGAATCTGCAGCTGCTTTATTTAAACCTTCTCTCCAGCTACCTAATGCAGGTAGGGCTTGCTTAACTAATATTAAACCTACACCGGCCATAGCTGCAGCTAGCCCAGTCGGACTCTCAGCCAGTAGTTTTACTACCGGTACTAAAAACATATTAATAGCTGATAGACCTTTTTGAGCTAAGTCAGTCATAGCTGCAGTTAACTTAGTGTATGGGTTAGTAGGAATATCAACCGCACTAAATTTATCCATACCTTGCTTAAGAACTGCCATTGCAGTAGCTTGTTTCTTTTCGAAGTCGCTTAGCGTAGTAACAGACTTACCGACAGATTTTGCATAGTCTGAATAAACAGTATTCAGATTAATAATGATACCTAATTCATCCAATAGTTCAGGAGTACCTTTAGCAATACCTTTTGTTAAGCGTTCCATAGCGTTAGCCATGTCAATACCAAGAGCCTGAGAAGACTTCTTAGCTACTTCACCCATTTGAAGGATTTGCTTATTAGTCATACCAGCAGCTGATGCCAATGCTGTTGAGGACATAGCCTCTTTCATTGAGATAGCACCATCTGTAGCTAATACAAGATTTTTAGATAGAGTACCAAGAGCACGTCCAGATACAGCACCTATTTGATCTAGACCAGTAGCTAAGTGGGAAGTATTTACTGCTTCGCTTAGTGCTGTGAAAGCAGCTTGAGCGGCGAACGCGTTAGCAGCAAATGTAGCATATAAGTGAACTAAACCACCAAGGCCTTGAGATTGTCTAGCAAAGTCACTGGCTCCACTACCTGTTCCACCTATAGAACGTTTAGCATTATAGTCATTATTTTCTTGTCTAGCATTTACTGGAGTAGCTGATGAAGCAGCCATTCTTGAGCCTGCTGTACCAGCCTGTTTTGAAGCGTTAGCACCCGCTTGCATTTGTTTATTAAATTGACTCGCTTGGTCAACTAAGCCAGTTAATCCATTGGCTTTTACGTCTAAGTTTAAGCTTACAGTTGCCATCTATTCCTCCATAACTACCCTTAATCGGTAGTCTTTTAAAATTTAGATATATATCTAGTTACTAGCTATTATAACACAGCAGCACTTTAGTGTCAAGGTACAAAATTTTTACGCATAAAAAAGCCCTTTAGGAACCAGTCCTAAAGGGCTTTTAATCATTGCTTACTGCCTCTTTCGGTATAGACTTTGCGTTTGCATAAGTCTTACTCCTAATATTATCTAAAACAGTCATCCAGCTTAGTACATATTTCCTATTATAATCTGGTACTTCCCATATATCTAAGATTTCTTTGAAACCTATTAGGGATTTACCAATATAATTACCATTCATATAATCCCAATCATCCCTGAGTTTATTATAAAGGCGTATAGTCTCTTGTACTTCGTCAGGAAAATCCATCATTTCGACAGGTATTTCACTTTCTACAGGCTCCGCTCCTAGAGCTTCACACATTTCAAAGTAAGAGTCACGAGTCATTCCAACGGACGAAGTCTGAAAGAATGACTCTAACATTTCACTTATTACTTGGTGTTGCTCTTCTGAAAGTTTCCCAGGTCTGAAACCGTATCTGAAATAAAGGCATCAAAGTTTGAAGATGATTTCATTAAGAACAGAGCATTTTCTTCACTAAAAACTAGCTCATCATCCAGATTCTGTCCTGTAAGATCTACCGGAGCTAATTGCTCAAGGTATTTCAATTTAAAACCAGACCAGCCTTTAATACTTTCTTGCACATACAGTTGTAAGAATAGGTCATCATCAATTTCTTCTGATGTTTGACGATTCTTATACGTAGTTTTCGTAGTCTTCTTACGAATAGCAATAAGCGTTTCGCGAGATAGGAATGCCACGTTAATTTTAAATCCTGGGAATCCCGGATATTCGATTTCTACAGCCTTACTAGGAACTAGCAAAGACTTAAGGGATAGAGATGCACTTGTTGTAGCCATAAAATACTTATTATATTAGGTTGAAAAAGAGGAACCGGGGATCAATCCGGCTCCTATAAAATTGTATTAGTTACTGAAGTAACGAATACGAATATCGTTTGTTGCAGCAATGTCGTAATTAGCGTTTGCTGAACCTTGAACAGCATCTGCGCCTTGGGCAGTAAACTGAATTGTAGTAGAAATAATATCTTGTGAAGCGTCAACTGTAGGCACTTGAACGCTAGCACCATTAATCAAAGCTTCCACCTTAGTTAATGAAGACGCACCACCGATTGATAGTAGCAACTGATACTTAAGTTCTGTAGCACCACCAGTAGAAGCTACTAGAATATCATTTAGTAGTCCAGCAGTATTCAGTGTACCAGTCTTTAGATAGGCCTGAATAGTACCAGTAATACCACGTGTACCTGTGTAGTAACCAATAGGTAAGTTTAGAACACCAATATTTGCAGTAGTAATATACGCAATATTGTTAGTAATCTGTAGATTACCACCAGTTAGGGCTAGAGCATAAGTAGTACCGCCACCACCAATATTACCTTGAATACCGATAGTCGATAGTTTGTTAGTAATATAACGAGTAGTTGCTGTAGCAGACTTACCAGAAGCAGTTCCTACTAATGTACCAGAAAATACTGGTAGCAGTGAAGTACCTGCAATCGTTGGGATCGCGATCTGATTCAGCTGAGTACCTTTACCAGTCCATGCAATTGTTGCAATACCTGTTAGGGCAAAGTCAATTGATGCCTGATCCATAGCGCAATTATCAATGGTGAAACAAACACCATCAACTAGAATAACCATACCGAACGGTAGTAGTTGGTTAACATTGGACTTAGCTGGGCTTACTTCTGAGTATGCAACTGGAAGAGCTGTATCAGCTACAATAGCTGCATTTTTATTCCATGCTGTGCTACTAAATGTTACGGTACCTGTAGCACCCCAGTTAGCAGCTGAAGTCATTGTAGTATTTGGATTAGTCAAATACTGAGCTGTTAGACCCGTAGTAGACGAAGCAGTAACTAGTATAGGAGTATTAAACTTATTAGCATTTACACCAATAAGACCCTTAAGTACATAAACGCCGTTTACTGTCAGTAGCGTCATACCGGCACCAACTACAGTTAGAATACCTGTTGCAGTATCTACAGTAGCTGAGGTAAGCGAAGAGAACGCAAAAGATGTATTAGCACCAGCGGTATTAATATCAGCTACGCCAAATAATGCATTCCATAGTACTGATTCATCAGCAGCAACTAAAGAAGTATCTACGTTAGGTCTAATATACGTGGAGAACGAGAAATCTACAGGATTCAGCGCTGTATTAAAGCTACGTTGGCCACGAGCTGGTGTTGAACCCGCTTCGCTAACCGTTACAGCATTTGCAGTCGTTGTCTGGGTGAATGTGAAGCCGTCAAGAACTGTCAATTCTTGTGTATTAGCAGCGGTAAAACCTGTAGAATTTACCTTACCAGTACCAGCGGCAACGTTAGTAGTAAAGAATACTCTACTATTACGTTTTAAATTATATGTTGTTGCCATGTCTTTCCTTTAATTAAGTACTAAATTCAGCATATAAGCAAGATATTTATCTGCGGAAATGCTATCTAGTACGATTGCTTACGTAACGACGTAACGTATCTGTAAGTTTATTTCACCAATAGCATATGGAGCTAGTAAGCCCTCATCTGTGGTGATTGACTGGATTAGCATCTCAGCCGTTGTATCGCCGGTACTATCATATACCAGTCTATAATTTTCACCTACGACGTCTTCAATGTCTGCTAGTACATCTTCTAGCATTAAGCTAGAATCTTCGCCCTTGGTAAATACCTTTAAGGACACATTTAGAAAACCCCATGTGAAGTTCCCTGGATGGTATTCTCGTAACTCAGTTCCGTTAGTCATGTAGATACAGGGGAAGTCATTAACCTCATCCCAGAATCTCATAAAAGGGTATGCGTTACCCGATATACTTGTTCTACGAATACCTGTACCATCAATAGTTTTTAGTTTTTCTGCCAGAGCTTTTACAATACTTGTTCTTTTACTCATGATAATACAGCTCTCATTCTATTAGCAACTTTAGTTGCTGCTATTTCTCTAATGGATTTAGCTATTAGCAATTTAGGGTCTCTTGACGTTGGAGAGCTTTGTGCCCCACCTTCTGAGAATGTAGCATAAGGATATTTCATATAAGTATAAAATGCCGATATCATACCATCCCTTGACGTAGTCATTCTATCTACGTGTACTGATTCTGAGAACCTACCTGTTCTATTATTAAGTACGTTTCTAGAACCACCGGAACCCATATTCTTTCTAATTTGCTGTGGTAGCATATTATTAAGTAGTGATTGTAGTGATAATAGAGAATAAAACTGTCCAGTATTAGTACGTAATTTACCCTCATTAACTTTAACTTTTGCTGACTTACTGTTTAAAGTTTTAGCTACTTCTTGTACGAACCCTTTTAGCGCAGTATTAATAACACTAGATATAGGGTCTTTATTTTTTGTAGAACTAGTCTGTGAAAAAGTAGTTATAATAGGACTTGATCGTGGTTTATTAGCTAAAGCTTCTGCTATTTGTTGAACTATAGATTCTACTAAAGAAGGGGAGCCTTTTACATTTACTAGTGTTTCAGCTAATATATTTAGGGCCATTGTATTATTTAGTATACTTGAAGCTAGTTCATCAGATATTTGTTTAGTACTTTGTAGATCTTGTACTCTATCGTTAAGTACTTTGACTAAAGGCTTAAGAGTTTCCGCAAACTTCTTAAAGGCATCGTCGGCATCCTTATTGTTCAACCCACTAGATGTTAGTCTAGCCAGTACCTTATTTAAAGCAGAACCTGCTTGTTGTAATAAAGCTCCTGCTGCTTCATTATCTTTTTTGAACTGAATTTCTACTTCTAGATGTGGATTATTTGATAGTACTGATTTAGTAGCAGTAGTAAATATTTCTTGTCTATCTACAATATTACTTGTTAAAAAGTCAGCATCTAATAAACCTTTTAGTATAACTTCTAGAGTTTGTTCTGTTTTGCTAATACCTGTAGAGCTAGATATAGTAAAATCTCTATATGTATTACCAGTAAACTCAGCTTTTAACCCTAAAGCGCTGACTAATTTAAGGGAGAATACGCCTGCCAAATGTCCTGATTGTAGATGTACTGTCAGATAGTCTATTAATTTATGTCCGGAGGGGTGATCGTCTAGTTCTATAATTATGGAAATATAATTCAGAAAGTATTTACGTAAACTTACTTGAGGTAAATTACTTAACTTAAATGCATTATTACCAAGATCAGTATATACACCAGCCTTAGAAGCGGATACTTGCTCTTGTACGTAATTAGAAAAATTATTAAAATTAATATTATTTAATAGAGATTCAGCATATTCCGCTAATTTAGAGTCTTCTATGCTAGATACTACTGAGGCCATTACATTCTGTATACCATTACTAGTAAATATAGAACTAGCTCCAGAACCTGCACTCTCGTATATTTTTCTAAGTTTAGTGGTATCCTGCATATTAATTGCAGTCTCTTTTTTAGCTCTACTTAGTTCTGAATATTGTGTAAATATTCTATTCTTAAAGGCGTCACTAAACTCAGCTATACTCATAAATAATTCTCGCAATACAAGTCAAGAATACGTTTAATATGAGCAGGTAGAGTTGTATTTGTAATATATTCGATCTGAACAGTATTAGCACCTACGTTCTTATTGGTATGTAGAGCCATTTCATGTCTTAGATAATATGTAATAAGATCAAATATTGCTAATTTCAAATCTACTGGAATTACTTCGAATCCTGCAGTGTACGTTACTCTAAAAGCATTAACTTTTTTAATACCTTGGTAGTACACAGAGATCAGGTTGATTTGATTAGTCTCTGTATCAATTACGTAATCAGTAAACTCAGTTAAGTCAATATATGTGTTACCGAAGTCATCTGAAAACTCTACGCCGCTTACTCCTAGTAAGGGTGATTCTTTCATGTTAAGAGCAGTCTCACCACCCTTAAATACTTCTACCTTATTGTTATCAATATAATCAACAAAGGTTCTGCGACAAATTGTTTTAACTAATTCGCTAACTTTAGGAATTACGGAAGCAATAGCTGCGTCTTGATTCGTACTGGTAATTCCGATATAAGCTTTATATTCAGCAGCTGTTACTAATGGTAATCCCATAATAGTTCCTTTATCTTTTATATACCTACATAATAGGTATATAAAAGATAAGGCCCGAAGGCCTTATCCTTAACCGTTAGATTAGCTCCAACGTAGGGTTTGTACACCACTACCAAGATTGGTAGTAACTTGTGTCATACCAGTACGTAGCGAACCAACTAGAACACGACGTTGAGTTTCAACTAGTTCTTGTGTATCGAAACGTAGACCACGCTGATTACCAGCCATAAAGTTAGCAGGAGCAAAGCAGACAGCACCGATGTTAGTCGAAGCAGTGTTTGCGCCACCAGCCTTAGATGGGAACTCAGCAGATACCAGTACTGGGCTGTTACCGATTTGACCAACTTGACCAGTTAGTAATGTAGCTTGTACACCAACTTGGTTCATAGTTTGGAAGCTTGTGTCATCTAGTAGGTCGTAGTACACTTCTGTAGAAACAACATAGATGATTTCAGCTGGATCAAGACCCCAAGCACCAAGACCCTTACGTAGAGTACGTAGGTTAGCGATTGAAGCAACACCAGTGTTTGTAGGCACAACAGAAGATGTTGGGTTGTATAGTGCAAGACCCTTAACAGGATCAGAACCAGAACCAGCACCTAGCAGATATGCACGATCAACAGCACGAGCTAGACGACGAACCATAGCATCACGCACGATAGGCATAATGATCAGTAGGCTGTCTTCTTCTTCTTCGTAGTTTAGATATTCATTGGTAGCTACTTTATAAGCGTTCAATGTAATTTCTTTTAATACGTGTGGGCTACCAGAACCTGGTGTTTGACCAGTAGTAGCAGTACTACCACCAGCTGAGTTTGTAGTACCAAACTGAGCGTTAGTAACCCAAGTAGCTGTACCAGCTTCTGGATTCACTGGTAGTGTCATCACGTTAGTTTTCATGCTAACAGCGCGAACTAGCGGAGCAA